GTCTTTCCATGCCAGATGGAACTCCACTTAATGAACCCATGCCTGGATTAGCCATTTGTTGTGGTTGTTGAGGCATAGGTTGTGGCATTTGTTGTGGTGCTGGTTGTTGACCACTAAATTGTCTTGGATCGACTGGTGGCATATCTTTTTCCATAGCAACTGCTTCAATTGCAGTTTGTTGGTCTAATCCCATATCCATTAACATTTGTACTTTTTCTATGTCAGTCATAGCTGCACCAGTTCTGCGACCTATATCTGATTGCAATTCATCTACAGTAAGTGCTGATCCAGTATTTTCTCTCATTGGTAAGTCTGGTCTTTGTGGTGGTAAGTCTACTGGATTTCCAGTTACAGAATCAATGAATTGTCCTGTTGGTGTTATAGTTACTGGCATTATCTTAGCTCCTGTTGTTGTTTAATAGCGTTCTTTTCTCTTTCTAGTTGTAATTCTAATTGTAGCTTTTGCACTTTTGCTTGTAAATCTGCTTGCAACTTGGCTTGTTCTATTTGTAAATCTTGTTTAGCTTCTGCTTCATTGATTGCTAGTTTCTGTTGTGCTTTAGCTTGATCAGCTTGTATTTGTACTTGTGTTCTAGCTTTTAACGCCTCTGCCTCTAGTTTAGCAAGTTCTTGTGCATACTGTAGAGGGTTTTGTGCTTGTTGTTGTTTAGACATAGCTACAAGTGGCTTGATAGCTTCCATTTGTGGTGATGATTTTACAACCTCTGCTGCTCTCTGACTTATGATCATGTCTAGCTTTGGATCAATATCCTCAAACTTAAACTTAGGATCACGAACATCTGGCATATTTGGTAATGACATATTGATACTTGATTGCATCCGCTGCCTGTACAATAACGCTATATGTTCTGCTATATGTGCAATTAATAATGGTTGCATTGATCTAGCACCTGGATTCCCAGCTAGTGATGGATCACTTATAAACTGCATATGTACTGCAATGTGACTGTCATGGTCTTGTTCTGGAAATGCTCTTATAGGTTTGCCATACATTAAACTCATGTTTTCACTAATAGGATCAAGTTTAGATGCTTCTTCTGGTTTCTTTAGTATCTCATCTATATTGTTAATTCTAATAGCTTCGTACATTCTTTTGTACGCCTCATATTGATCGTGCAGTTGAGGTGCTGATTGTGACATCTGCAATACTGCTTGAGCTTGTGCGATACGTTGTGCAGTGCTGAATATATTAGGGTCACTGACTGGTATTACATCTATTTGCTCATCAAAGTCTTTTGCGTAAACTGTAGTTGTCACTCCACTTTGTGCAAATTCAAAACTTTCTGGTAAATATTCTGCATTTAATTTTGATAATAATTTAAATTCTTGCCCTTGTGAATAATGCAATCTTTTGTGTATAGCACTAAATGACTTACTACCTTGTTCAATTAATGCAACTGTAGACCCAACAGGGGCATTTGGGTTTACATCACCTACATTCAAATCTGCAGTACTAGCAAATCTTCTTCCTGCATCTGTTATGGCAGTCATTAAATTGAACAAGGTTTGCGATGGCTCTTTGAATGGTAGTGGCATAATAGCTTTGTTTACGTCATCTACTGTCGCATCTAGATCAGCAAACTCACCAGGATTGATTTGCATCTCACCCCCAGTAACTCTACCTTTTAATTTAAAACCACCTTGCATATTAGCAAAAGCTGCACTATCCAATAATGCTCTAAGTGATCCTGTAGCTGCTCTGCCTAATCCACCTATCATATGATATAAACCAAAACCATAGAATCCAGTGCCTGGTAGAAACTTATAACTTACAAACCAATCTCTCTTAATTTGCTTTTCATCTTCTTCATTCCAATTACGTCTTATGCTTACTATAGTTTCTGCATCATAATCAATTGTAACTACATAAGGTAAAGCTATAACATTATCTTCATCGTCATCTTCTGCACCATCTATACCATCAAATGTTTGGTAACAATGCATCTCTAACAGTGTCATAACTTCATCAATTGAATCAGAATTGTAAGGGTCAACGCCTTCTATCTCACTTCCAATATCTCCACTTGGGTCAATATCGTCTGACATATATTTACTTGGCAGATAATACCCACTCTTAACATATTTGTTAAAATCGTTTCGTGGCATTCTAATTACATGAGTATATCTAGATGAGGTGTATAAATCTTTACTTTCTGGCGATACAACAAAATCCTCTGCTTTCACGAATTGAGAACATTGTCTTTCTAAGTTTGCATCCCACCAAATCTTTTTAAATGTGTGACCTACTAATGGTAACTGAAATAGCATTTGATCAAGATCAGGAAAGTATTCTGGCATCTCTTGAGTAATCTGATAGTTCATGTAATCTTTTACACGCTTGGCTTGCTCTTCCATCTCTTCACTAGGCTCACCAACTATAACAGTCTTGACTGGCCCGCCACTTGGATATAGTTCAGCAATTGCTTTTGCGTTAAATTGTGTTGCTGCTTCTGCAATCATAGGATGTACTACTGTACTTAATCCTCTAGTTGCTCTTTGATTTTCTTCTTCGTCTTGTCCACCATTTGGGTCAAGTGTCTCTAGTCCTTGCTTATATCTAAACTCCCATTCAGACCTAGCTTCTTTATCTGTCTCATAATTCTTAATTAATTCACTAGCAACTCTGTTTAATTCTTTTTCGTCTAACTCTTCTGCTATGTTTTCATCAAAGCCAGTTTCTTTTTCTTCTACATTGTCTAGCTCTGGATCGCCAATAAGAACTTCTTCGTTGCCTATCTCTTCAACTTCAAAGTTATCAGAAGGCATTCCTTCTGCAAATGGAATTACTTGTGGTTCTCTAGCCATATATAGTCATCCTTTTCTCTTCTATTTGATCATCTTCGTCATAATCAGTAGAATGTGTGATAAACCAACCTTTTCTCAATCTTAGCCACGCTTGTGTACAAGTGTCAACTATATCATCATTATCCCCTGCAGGAAAGGCAGAACATATATCAATTAAGTTTTTTGCCCATTTTTTTCCTGATGGATAAAATATTCTACCATCTTCTAGTAATGCAGAGCTACTATGTGCCCTTGCAATCTTGTCTCTATCTGGTGAATAAGCTAACACTGGAATGCCACCCATTCGTAAATCTTGTAATAAACTTTGTCCACTTGCCTTCTTCTCTATTAAGACTGTATCTGGTTGCCACTCATCATACGCCTCTTGTGCTAACTTTCTTAACTCTGGATAAGTAACTCTATCATACCACATTTCTACAACCATTGCGTTAACTTGACCATTTTGTCTAAATATACCCCAAGTTGTTCTTGCACTATAACTACTCGTTTCTTTTGTGCTAAATGCAGTATCATAACTTTGTACTAAGTATTCTATCTCTGGTAGCTCGTCTTTTTCCCAGGGAACCCACCATTCAGCCTTTAATATTCCACCACCTTTGGGCATTGGTCTCTGTTGCAATTGACCTGCACTTGCGTATGTACCCAAACTTTTTTCCAAATTATTAAGAGTTTTTTCATCAATCCTCTTCTTCCACAACAACTCGCCTTCTTTCGTTCTAGGATCGCTAAATCCAAGAGTAGATCGTGTTGGCGTTGGGTGTCCGATTTCATATCTTGCAGGTAAACATAGATGATCCCAAGCATTGTACTCATTCGCTAATATATGTCCAGTAAGGTCGTTCTCATGTACCCTCTGCATAATTATAATAAAGGCACCAGTTTTAGGATCATTCAATCTAGTCTGCATGGCTTGATCCCACCACTCAAGAACACCTTCTCGCACAGTTGATGATTCTGCTTCCCTTACGTTATGAGGGTCATCTATGACAATAATGTCTCCACCTTCACCAGTTAATGCTCCATCTACTGACGTTGCAATCCTCTGACCTGTCTTATCATTTTCAAATCTTTGCTTTTGGTTTTGGTCAGTGGTTAATGAAAATGTATCTCCAAAGTAGCTTTTATACCATCTACTGTCAATTAATCTTCTGCATTTTACACTATCTCTTATTGATAATGATCCAGCATAACTAGCAAATAAGAATCTTTTTGATGGTTGTATTGTCCAAGTCCAAGCAGGCAGAGCCACTGCTACACTAATAGACTTCATATGTCTTGGTGGTATATTTATTATAAGTCTTTTTATCTTACCTTCTACGACTGCTTGAAGATGATCTGATACTGCATCTAAATGCCAATTGTCGTAAAAGTCTCTACCTGGTTCAATCGCTTCCCAAGAGTTCTTTGTGAACTCCTTCAATGATCTCTTCATTTCCTCTGTTTCCACTTGGTGTAACAGCTCTGGTAAGGACTTGTTTAAGGTTTCTGAGTTCGTCATCTGATATCCTAGTTAAATCTATAACTTGTCTTTGCTCTACTATAGTTTCTTTTTCTATCTTATCTTGCCAACCCGCTCTGTTTTTAAGATAAAATATCATTGCAGTATTGTCTCCTTCTAACGCCTTCTCATATAATTTATTAGTTACTCTTTGGATGCCTCTACCCTTACCTCTTTTTATAGCCTCTCCAAACTCTTTAAATTCATTCTGCTTATCATATAAAGTTGACTGTCCTATACCTAGAGCTAGAGCTATCTGTTCCGATGTAAGTCCTTGAGATGCATAGGCTTCTGCCCTCTCACACATATCTTTTGTAACTACAAACTTAGGTCTACCAATTTTTTTAATTGGCTTTGGTTTACTTTTTAATTTTTTTGTTGTCATTTGCATAACCCTTACAATCATATCCTAGCTCTACATAATCTTTATAACTCATTTTATTAAAGATTAATGGTGTGTCATCTCCAAGCCAAGCACCATCCACATTAAATTCAAAATACTCTATGGCTTCTTCTATATCCATGCCATGTTGATCTACAAGTATTGCTACACATATATGTCTATCATAAACTGCAAGTCTTGGTTGCCCACATCTTTGAGCAAAGCCTACAAATGCATCCTCAAGATCATCATATATTTTCATTACTACACCTCTGTACTAGAGTAATCATAATTATTTTCTAATTCAACTATTTCTTCATAGACCTTATTTGAGTTACTAAAGCTAAAGAACTTCTGACCTATATGACCATAGATACCTTGTTCTCTTATCTTTCTAGTAATTATTTGAGTAGAGTTGTCCTCAAAGTCTCTATGCACTACTAGAGCGGCATCACTCATGTTTGCCCAATGTGCAGAACCACTTACTTGATATAAATCTGGTGGTGGAACTACTCCACTG